GAGACATAAGAAATGACATCTCAGAGATATTCAATCTCTTGAGTCTTAATTTGATATTATGTCCTTGTGTTTCTCTCATAATAATATTTATATTAGATTTGACCTACATATTATAGAAGGAGTGATTATTATGGCTATTGCTGGTATTGATTATAGTTTGAGAGGACCATCTATATGTGTGTATCATGGGGTTAACTCATTTACAGGAGAAGAGAGTGAAGCATTCACATTCGATGATTGTTCCTTCTTCTTTCTCACAGATGTGAAGAAATATGCAGATAATTTTCTTGGAAATATACATGGAAAATTGATAAGTGATGTTGAAAGTGACTTGTCTAGGTACGACAGTATATCCGATTGGGCTCTTGATATAATTTTAAAATATAACTGTGAACAGGTTGCTTTGGAAGGATATTCTTTTGGTTCTAAAGGAAAGGTTTTTCATATTGCAGAGAATACAGGTGTTCTTAAATATAAGTTCTTCCAGAATAGAATACCAGTTGATATCATTCCCCCAACCACGGTAAAGAAATTTGCTACTGGAAAGGGAAATGCAGATAAAACAAAAATGCATGAATCATTTGTAATGGAAACAGATAGAAATCTACACGAAGAGATAACTCCATTAAAAAGAGAGGTGTCTAATCCAGTTTCAGATATTGTAGATTCTTATTATATTTGTAAATTGTTTCATGAAAGGTTAAATGTGTGATTGTTAATAATCGTTGTGAGATTTTAAATTGTTTCAATAAATTTTTTGTAAAAACTATATCCAAATGCGGTTCAACCACACTAAGACATCACTATGGTCGGCATTACAGTCAAGACCCATTCGCGAATGAATCACTCATGGGAGGTGTTCTACCCTCAACCCTTTATCCGAAAAATAGAAAAGAAGTATTCGACATTTTTGACAAAAGACTTCCTGTTTTCTGTTTTTTAAGAGAACCACATTCAAGATTTAAAACAGCAATTAGAACCGCACTTATAAGATATAAAACCAACATCGAAGGCGAAACCACCATTCAAGAATTGAACGAAGAATATATTCAAGTCTTGAAGGATTTGGATAATAATGGGAATGAGAAAAATTTATTAAATCTATTGTCTCTCATAAAAAGAGACAACGAAAAAGATGAACAGGTTTCTATAGAAACCCATATTGCACCTATGCACTCATTTCTTATTCTTTTTCATAAGGATGACCCAATAATATACAAAGATTATAAGGAAATCGATTCGGTGGTAAGTAGTTTTGGAATTAATCCCCAACCAAAGATGTACACCAGAGAACTCAGTGTTCCGCCAGAAAAGATAATTTACTGCGAAGAACTGGACGAATTAATTGACAACAACTCTTCCGTAATAAATGCCATAAAAGAAACATATAAAAAAGATTTTGAACTTTATTCTTCTAAAGTTACTTCTTTGCTGGTTTAAAATTCTTCCAAACCAAATATAATACACCTATTAAAATAGGAACATAAACCAACCAAAAACCAGAAGAGGATGTGTCTAGAACAAGGTCAGTTTCGACCCTTCCACCATCTACTTCAAGTGGGATGTTGCCATGTTGTTGAACATTGGTGTTTAGTTTTGAATAATCCGCACACGATACCAAAAATGGAATAATAATATAAATCAATTTTTTCATCTTCTAGACTTTCCTACTGCTTGACCAAAATAGAAACCAACGATGGTTAAAAGAATTTGCCTATTCTCTTCTGTAAAGAGATATCCATATACTTCATGGAAGGTAATTGATTCACCACCACCAAAAATACCAAGGAAAGAACCTTCCTTCTCAGTGAGTTCAACTACGGTTGGAATACCAAAGAAAGGCAACACAAACGGAGCAATGATAGTACCGAAAAGAATTGTACAAACAATAATTCTTCTTATTGCTTTACCCGCATCAACTCCTACTCTCTTTATTGCAAGGTCTTGACTTTCATCTTGTCTTTTAGAAGCACCAATCATTCTTTCATAGATTTCTTTTTGGTCTTGTCTTTTCTCTGCAAGATACTTAAACAAGAAACCAGTAAGACTGCTTCCTATAAGTGTTAAAAATTCAGGTGTTAAAAATGCTGACATCATCGTTTCCTTCCCCACAGTTTAGTGATTGTTCCGTCCTTCGCTCTAAGTGCTATGTCTTTTCCTTTGTTTTTATAAGAATATTTTCTTATAGTACTTTTCATAATATCATCAAGGGAATTAAACCTGTCTTTACCCCATCTCTCATAATTTTTCCTACCATGTACCATTTCGTGTGGAACATGGTCCACATCAAATACTGCCATTCCTGCTACCTCTTCTGGAGCAGTGGTAATATCTTCGTTGATTTTTTCTACTGAAGATTTATTAATAAGAATCTCTTCACCACTATTCATGTGAACGGCTGAATATATGTGGACATCCTTCATTTCATCAAGTGGCAATTTATCATTCCCAACAACAATAACATCACCTTCTTCTATAACATCAAATGAAGGAGTAACAATTTCTTGATTAGCAATATATACTCCAGCCGATAGGTGTTTGTCTTGGAATTTGCTCTCAAAAAGAACATCTAATTCATCATCCTTGACTCTGAGATGCTCTAGAATCCTCTCTACGAGTACTTCTCCACCTTGTTTATATTCTTTGTTATATGCTTCCTTTAAAAGAAACAAAGCAGTAGCATATGAACCCAATTTACTTTTTAAACCAGGCACTCTTGCTAAAACCTTCTTCAAATTCCATATTAGTGTATGAAATATGGTATATGCCGCTCTCTCTTCACCACGAAGGTCTTTTCTCTTTTTTAATATTTTGCCATTCTTATCAATGATGCCTAATTTGAAAGCATCAGTCTTTTCAAAATCTGTGGTAAGAATTTTGATAAACTTATAGGCTACAAATAAATCTACTTGTTCATTTAATTGGGTTTTTTGGTTCATTCATAACTCCCTAAGTTTATTTATAACAAATTGGTCTAGGGGAATCTCTATTAATTTTGCTTCTGGTATATCTTTTTCTGGAAGGTAGTTCAAATATACCAAAAAGGTCTTTAGTAAGTCGTGAATTTCTGGCTCAATTTTATAAAAAAGAATTCGTGTTCCTGGTTCTACACCAAAAACATTAAAGAATATAATAATATGATTAAGAATAAGCCTCTCTCGAAGTATGTCATTGTTTCTATACTTCCGAAAGAGGCGTTTAATATATTTTATTCTATTTAAATCTTCTTGAAACTCATCCATTCCAATACATTGTGGATTGTCATAATGCTTCATTGCATACATCATAAATGTATTATCATTTAAAGATTCTTTTATTTCCATAACAGCAAGTTCCACACAAACAATCCTTATTCATTTTTCATTATTTAATAGTGCCACGCAATTTATATACAGAGTCTTCATCCTGTGTTATTTTTATTGTTAATGTTAATCCAGTGGAGATAGCACTTTGGTCATTATAGTCAATATCGAAAGAATCTACTTCTACACCTCTACCGAATACTTCTGTTGCTTTCTTTAATGGGAAAGAAACACTACCAGTTGCAGGTACATCTTTCATGTCAAAATCAAAACCAACAAAGTTTAATTTGGTACGAAGGTTATCGATTGCAGTTTTTGGAGACAAATATCCTTTACTCAATTCGTCATTTACTGCTTGAGTAATCATTGCGATTGTTTCGGGGTCTTTTTTGTCTACTTGATATCTACCCTGTCGTGTGCTTCCAACACCCGGTTCGTTATGACTCTCATTTATTTGTTTTCTTAGTGTTTTGAACTTTTTCATTTTTTGTTAGTCCTGTAATATTCTGCTGTGTTTTCCCAGTCTTTCACCATTTTTCTGGTAGTTTCTTGGTTTGCTTGATTTGATTTAGTGAGATAACTCTTATAGATGTTTTGCTTATCTTCCACTGTCTTTGCATTTGCAGCCATTTGTCCTGCTTGTTTTGCTGATGCTTTCAAATGACTTGGAAGTTCAGTTGCAGGAGTACTCTTCATAATATTTGAGATATCACTTACCAATGACTCACTGCCATCATTTCCTGAAAATGGTCCTGGTGTTCCTGAAAAATTTGGTTGTTGGTTTATATCACTCATTTAAATCTCCTTGTTATTATATATGTATAAGAATTATACACGCTCTATACGATTTCTTCTCAATGCTCGTTCTCTGGTTTTCGAGGCAAGTTCTCTTTCCTTAGCAACATCAATTTCTCTATCGTGTTTTGCTTTAATTCTTTCATTTTCTCTCTTATGCTTCTCTTTTACACGGTCAACAGCATTTTGCTCTTTAATTCGAGAGAAACTTCTATTGTGTTCTTTCTTCCTAACCCTCAAATTTCCATCACCATTATTTAATGGATTTCTGTCCTTGTGGTCAACATCCTTACCATCACCCTTAGAAACTCTTCCCTGTGCTTCTAGTTTTCGTCTTGCCTTGTTTCTGCTACTTCTTTTGGCAATCTGCTCTGGTTTTCCTTGGTAGTTTGCATATTCTAATTTGTAGTTTCTCTCTGCAAGGTCATGTGTACCTTTCTTGAGAATACCACGCTTCTGGAGAGAAGCAGTTGCGATTGCATATGCTTTGCTATCAGACCAAGAAGGATTCTTGTCCTTTAGTTTCTTTACGAGACTGTCTAGAACATCTGGCTCTGTGAGAAGACGAAATTGTTCGTCCACTTGTGTTCCTCTTAGATTTGCAATTCTCTCTCTTTCTTTTTTGCGAATCCCTGGCAACATTTTCTGTGCAACTCTGGCAATTCTTGCAGGTTTATACTTCTTCTTCAGTCTCTTTTCGATTGCTTCTTTCTCTTGAAAACCAAGAGAAGACCAACTTCTACCCTTGAGCATTTTTTTCTTAAATCCTGTAAGAGCAGACTTTCTTGCTTTCTTCATCAAGTCGCTGGAACTCTTCATCTTCCTTGCTTTGATTTTTCGTTTCATTGACCGACGCTTTGCAGTTCTTCTGGCCGCTCTTGCCATTTTTCTTCTTGCTTCTTTTGAGAGTTCGTTCAACTCAACAGATTCTCTCGCAAAGAATTTTAGATTGTCGCCTTCTTTTGCATCTGGGTCAAGAACGATAATTGAATCTCTGTGTCGTGTGACTTCTTTGTGTGCATTTTTCTTTGTGAGATTTGCGGCAACAACTTTACCTTTTCGGTTTACAATTGCGTAGACATCTTGTCTTCGGTATCGTTCGTCCAGTTGAACCGAACCAATCTTATCACCAACCTTACCACCGAATGTTCCTGCGTTTACTTCAAGAACATACTTGGCAGGTTTACTTGGCATTCGTGTATTTAAGTCATGTGGGTTGAGTGTAGCAATATCAACAATGGTGCCACTCTCGTTAATCCAAACAACATCCAACGGAATGTATGTGTTTTTCATCCAAATTCCGTGGTAGTTCTCTTCATCAAAAACAAATAACATACCATCATCATCGGACATGGATTTCACATTCATGAGTCCCTTTGCTCTGGTTTCGTCTGTGTCTGCGAGTCTCACATCGAATGTCTGCTCACCGAATGACATGAACTCTTCCTTGAGTCCCATTCCCTTCCGAATTGCTTTGAATAGTTTCAGAGAAATTCGTTTTGGTGTTTTGTTTGGTACGCCTTTTAAGAATTGTTCAAACTCATCGTCCGCGGCTGCTTTACGCATCTTTGAACCTGACATACCAACGACACCTTCGGCGTCTGGGTCTCGTTCCCCCGCAGATATCACCTCGAATTTTTTAAAATCCGTGGTGTATTTCTTCATTCCTCTTTTAAATTCTGGAACTCTGTCCCCACCGACCACAAAATATACATTATCAAATCCTTCTTTTTTTAATATGTCAAGGACTTGAAATGGATTTTTTGCCTTTTTATCGTCCATAATATTGGCTGTGGAAAATAACTTTCGCATAAATACTACTTTATCCTTGTGCGAAAGCGGATTTTGTTTTATATCTGTCGAGTGGCTTGGATAGATTCTATGTTCCGCCCCACGACTTTCTGCTTCTTTTATAACCTTGTTAATAAGAAGTTGGTGCCCCGATGTAGGAGGTTGAAACCTACCGAAAGTAAACACCACAGACCGACCCCCGGTCTGTTCAAAAATGTTTTCTTTCAAAAAATATTTGTAGGTTTTCATTTTTAAAGTAAGATAAGACCACACTCCCCTCAATAGAACCTCTACATCGGGGCGTGACCAACTTCCTTTTTAAAAGTTATGAATTAGACCACGGTGCCTTGCTATTTAACCAAATCCAAAGCGGTTTACCAATTAAAGCACCGGCTACAAAAAGTACTGCTGAATAGCAGACTGTTCCTACTGTACTGTTTAAAAATTCTTGCATGTCTAATTCTCCTTTGTTATTATAAAATTTAAATGTTTATAGTGATTTTTTAGTAGATTTTTTCGCACTCTTCTTTTTAACAGGAGCAACTGGGGCTTCTGCTACTTCGACTTTATTTCGCGAAAGTCTGTTATTTAAAACTTCTCTACCAAGTTTGCTGTTATCTGTTCTTGCTACATTTGCTCTTGTTGCCATATCTATTTCCTTTAATTAATATGAGTTTTAGGGTAAAGGTAAGTCGCCTGGTCCACCAGGAATAACAATTGGTTCTTGCATGATACCAAACAATTCTTCCCAAAATGCTAGTTGACTTCTTATGTCGAAACTACCTAATCCAAGTTGACCACTCAGACCACTTATACTATTTACAGATGCCAATAACTCCATTCCATGTTGTTGCCATCTCATAGCATCCAAATCAAAAAAGTTTTCTACCCATGCTCTAAATTCAGCGGTGTTCCTTGGCCATGTGGATGGGTCCATAAAATCAAATGAACCTGGGTCATATGGTATTTCTGGTTCTTCGGGTTCTTCTTGACTGAACTCATCTCCACCCCATTGTGAACCGTATGTATTATAACCTGTGGAAGACTGAGAATAGAAACTACTCGCTCCCTTACCCATTCCGAAACCACCTTCTTCATCTTCTTTACTAACCATGCCTGCACCGACACCCATTGCTTCGGTGATGTATTGTGCGATTTGTTTAATATGTTCCATATGAAACCTCCAGTACTATATATGTACCATTATCCTTTTATCCAGTTTTTTGCGGCAGTAAAGTTCTGTCTAGAAAATTCAAGTCTATCCACCAATTTAAGTGCTTTTGTACCATATCGGTCAATTGCCACATATCCTTCGGGTGCAGTGACATCAAATCCATCATCTGTCTTAATAAATGTTCCTATAGATTTGGCTTTTTCTAGTTTTCTGACAATTATAATTTTTGCTTTGGCTATTAAAGCATGTAAATCAAAAAGTTTGTCAATTCTACTACCGTATGTGGATAGAAGTTTCATTATTTTATCTTTTTGCTGTTGTTTTCTTTTTTTGCCTGCTTCAGATTTCAATTTATCAATGTCTTTTTGCATCTTTATGTCCATATATGACAGAAATCCCTTTATATTTCCAATGGACACTCCGCCTCTAACATTTGCATTGATATAAATCTTAATTTCAGCAATTAATGGTTTATTCTTTATAAATTCGTCTGCGAATCTACCATATTTCTTAGAAAGAATATCGATTTTCTTTATCAGTTTATCAACATCCGTTGTTTCCTTTTTGGTTAGTGTAGCACTACCCGAAACATCCTTTAAATATGCATCCTGAAACCAAACAGATGGAGTCTTTTTTAGTTTGCTAACATCAACTCCAAAAGAACCCTTCAATCCAGACATTGTTGTTCCTGTATATTTTGTGTGGAACACAATTCCAATCCTTGCCTTTTCTATTTCTTTAGCAGTATCGGAATTTTTTGGAACAGCATATGTGATAGTATTCGGAGTGAAAGTAATGTGTTCTTCATTATCAATTGTTTCCGAACCTAAATCAGAATTCATGAACATCATATCACCTTGAATGACACCATCTATTCCTAATTTGGGAAGATGGTTTAATGCAACATGTAATCGGTCTGCTAGACCAGAACCGTGATTTGCATCAATGTCTGCATGTGTGTAGTTGATTTTAGGATTCTTATTGAAGACACTCTTAGTACCAACAAAGAACTTTCCGTTCTCTGGGTTTGTCCCGCAAAAGATTGCTGGCGCACCGTCCCATTTTACTGTAACATTTACGCCACTTTTAGAACTTCCCCTAAGCATGTCAACGACAGACTTGAGAAAGTTTACTGCATCTTTTATGCCTTTTGTTCCTTCATTGAATACCGCATCTTCAATATGTTCCATATGAAGATTTTTAGTTTCTGTAAGATATGATAAAAAGGATTTCATAATGTGCTATTCAAATAATCGTCTAATATATCATCCATATTACCTGGGTCATCTTTAATCGCATCAATGACATCTTTTGGCATCATCCACCCCCTGGTCATGTATGGTCCTGCCCCTTCAACACCAGTCTGAACCCACTTCGTAGTAGCCTTGGACCTTAATTCCCTCATCAACTCATCATAATTTGAAATACCACCCCCATACTCAGGGGAATAGATTGGATTCCCCCATGCGTCATATGCCCCCACCTTGATAGGGTTTCTATTCTGTTCTGAAATAAATTCTTTGAATGATTGCATCACATCACCCTAATATCTTTGTCTCTTGCAATATTTCTTACAATTGCCTGAACCTGTCTAGAAAGTGGAGAATCATCAACCATTTGTCCCAATGTTGCAAGACTAATGATATCGTTTGCCATCAGGACCAATCCTTTTGTTCCTCTTCCGTCTAGCAAATCTATTCTTAATTCGTCTGTGTTGTAGTCTCTGTCGTCATTTTGTTTTGTTACTATATTAATGCCAACAACATCTGGCTCACCTCTAAAAAACGCATTTATAACTTCCATATCATATGGTTCTAATGATTTATCAAGAGGTTCAGAGTCTTGATATAAACTATATGGTGTGGGTGGTTCGCCAGGTTTTTGTTCAGTTATAAATCTTTTAAATGATTTCATGGTAGTCTCCTACAATTATCTATTATATGTATAAGAATCGTGGTGCCATCAGACACCACGATTCGCACCTCTATTCG